TCAAACAACTCTGTCGGCTTACCCATGTCGGGCGTCCACAGGTGTGGCTTGCCATCATCAACTACCCACGCCAGACATAGAACCTCGGTGGTAGGGTGGTCGGCGTATGCATACGCGCCCGCCTTAAATATGTCGCACTCACTGTATGTTTCAAAGTCGATAGATATGTTCATACGAATGGCCGGCGTAACCATTCACACGCGAACGTGACATCTTCATCGGCTACTACTCTTCGTCCGAATGGACGTTTTGTGCGTTTTTTCTGGTCGAGGTCTTTATCCTCGATACAGACATCGCTGAGATCCAATGCCCGTTTTTTCTTCATCCCCATTCGATTCTTTAATAATTGATAGGGTATCTCCGCAAGGTCTGCGATCTCTTTAACGATCACACGTTTACCTTTTAGATCTGGATATATATCACCATTGTATTTATAGCTGAGTGTTGCTTTCATGTTGCACCTCTCGAAAAAAAGAGGGGCTGACACGCAGCCCCATTAATTAACTCAGCTTAAAAAATCATCGTCAGCCGCATCAGCAGCTTGTTCAGAACTAATATCATCAAACACATCGTTCATTTTTACGCCGCCGCCGCCGAACGAATCGCCATCTTTTACGAATTGCAGTGCAAGAAGGTTGCAGTTCACACGCTTGCCGAATTGGTTGTTTTGAATCCAGATAGATATAGCAGCGTTGACATAGCAGCCTGCGTAAATCTTCTCGTCTTCTTCAACCAAAGGTGTGCGGTCACGATCGATAACAGTGGGGCGTTGACGAGTAGAGCAGCTCACAAACATGCTGTTTTCATAGCCGTCATAGGCTTTATCGTTTCCATCCCCTAAAAAGGTTTTTAAGCCTTTAGGAATCTCACCATTAAAACCAACTGTTGCAGCTTGTTTAATAGCTTTCTTCAGCATAGCTATCTGCTCCACATCTGCATCTTTATCGAGCAGCAGGTTGGCGGAGTATTTAGCTGTCTGGCCTTCCATGTACGATTTCGGAGTCCATAGTTGTGGGAAGGATAAACGAACGTTTTTTAAAGTAATTGTACTCATTGGGACTTTTCCTCATTAGAGATGTCAGTAAAAAAATCAGCCGCTTCTGGCTTAACAGCCGGACGTGGGTCTGTGTCCGGTGCAAGCTGTGGTCGGCCTTCGGGTTTATGAATGAGATCGATGATCTCTCCATATTTCGCTTTGCCAAGCGCCTTCTCTGCTTGGGTTGGTGAAATTATTTTTGATGTGAAGGCTTCGCCTCCCAACATCTGAATCAGTGCTTCTTCAGCTACCACTGCGTCTACCCATTTGCGCTGACCACGGCCTGCAACAAGTTTGTAATTGGGTAAGATGCCGCCGTTGGTAAGAAGTTTGTGTGCGTGTTTTTGTACGCCTTGCGCCCAACCGATCAGCGCATCCATTTTCGGCAATAGATGCCCTATCTCTTCAACGTTTAATGTGTGCGGGACTTGCACAAGCAGCGGCTCTTCTAGGTTGTCGAAACTAGATAGTGTTAGAGAGTAGTTATGCTTCGCTAAAGCGCGGCATGTAGGCTTCGCCTTACAAAAGTGACACGCTTTTTTGCTCGGTTTGTACTCAGGATCTGGCGATAGTGTTTTCCGCGCCGCAGGTTTCACGACATCCTCTGCCCATCGGAATAGATCCTTTGCTCTCATAGAGTAGGTGTCTATGTGATCTAATCTTGGCTGCACAATAGTCATACTGACGGTATCAACTTTGTCTGTGAACTCGTAAGCCGCGCCCAGTCCGTACAGCATCAACTGTTGATTCTGATTAGCGAAGACTTTTAAGCCTTGACCATATTTGAGATCAATAACGTGCAGCACACCATCGTGCAGCGTAACGTAATCTGCTGTGCCGAACCCACCCGCTGCCCACTCAGAGTAATCAACGCGCAACTCGACGTGCGACTCATCAGCCGGTTGGCTATTACAAAAATCAACATAGGTCGCGACGTGAGACGCCATGACCTCATCAACGACGAAGCCTTCAAACTCAACACCTATAAAGTGTTCGGGAGGTTTTTGTTTTAGTAGGCACTCTTCAGCAAGTGCGTGGGCCGCCGTACCTTCAGCGGCAAAGAACGATTGTTGTTCGTTGGGGATGGTGGCTTCGAGTTGGATTGAGGCTGGACAGGTCATCCAGCGGTGCGCCTTACTCGCACCTAACATTGCATGTTGCATCACTTTATTCCTCTTTAAACATTTTTTATCTAACGATTTCACTCTGTGGTTGACACCATAGTGATTCATCCCTACAGTGTCAACCGAAAGTTGTAAATAACATCCAAAGAGGTATATATGAATTATGTGAGTGAGTACGCCGATGAGGTGAAAGCGGCGATTGATGATGTCGTTTCGTTTACCGGAATTAAGAACTGCAACGCACTAGCAAGACGGCTGGGGGTGTCTAAGCAAGCGTTATCTAAATGGCGACAGACGGGCATCGTTCCAGCCCATAGAGCGATGCAGATGGAATTGATGACCGATGGCAGCGTGTCGTGGAGGGATTTATGCCCCGATATCGTGGTTGATTTTGATAACAGTAGTGACGTGATCTACGAAACCAGCAGGCAAGGCTAAACACACAAAATGTAAAGTGACGGGGTAACGCATGGCGTTTTTAAAAGAACATGGGCATAGGTTAGTCGATAGAGGCTACGAAATTGTGCCCATAAAAAAGGGGGCTAAAGCCCCTATGTTGAAAGGTTGGCAAGATATTCGTGCTACCCATATAGATGTGGATAAATGGTTGGGTAATGGTCACGCCGATGGAGGCGTTGGTATTCTATGTCGTAACACTATCGCTGTTGATATCGATTGTTTAGACGCGCCTCTGAACCATAAACTTTTGAGGTGGCTCGATGAGAACGTAGGAAAGTCTGCGATCCGAGTCGGTCAGAAGCCAAAATGTATTCTGCCTTTCAAAGTCGATGGTAAGTTCTCAAAGATTAGAAGCTGTGAGTATGAGGATACGCTCGGGAGCAAACACGCAGTTGAGGTGTTGGCCGAAGGGCAGCAGTTTGTGGCCTTTGGTATACATCCCGCGACTCAAGAGCCTTATAAGTGGGTGCGTGGTCAAAGCATTGTAGATATCTCTCAGTCTGATCTGCCGACTATCAACAGGGAACAGGCAGAGGCGTTCATCACATATTTTGAAGAGTTGGCGCAGCAACAGGAGGGGTGGGAGTTGGCCCGAAAGGGTGTATCACCTGCTCAGATTGATCTCGATGACCTGTCGATGTTCAGACCCAAAATGGAGGTCGATGAGGTCGGTGTTCGTGAGCTGCTCCAATCTGTAGATCCCGACAGTCATCACGATGAGTGGGTGAGAGTGGGGATGGCGCTGCATCATCACTTTGATGGTGAGGACACCGGTTGGCAGATATGGGATGAGTGGTCATCACAAGGTAGCAAATACCGCGACAACGAATGTGAGCGTCGGTATCAGACGTTCGACAGTAAGGGTCGCGCACCGATTACTCTCGCGTCTGTTAAAGCAATGGAGAAAGAGGCGGTTGATGCTGTGGTTATCGAGGAACGTCTGCCACGGATGATGCAGGAATGGGCATTCGTACAGGTTGAGGGTTCTGCTCGTGTCATTCGTGAAGACTTGAATAAGCACAACAACATCGTGCTGTACAAGCTTGAAGATTTGAAGAAAGAACATATGAACTGTCGCGTTCTATCCGGCGACGAGAAACCCAAACTAATTAATCTTGTAGACATGTGGCTCGAAAGCCCAGATCGCAGAACCTTTGCTGCTGGTCTGACCTTTGCACCAGACATGCAGATACTAGAGCGATACAACCTTTGGCGCGGTTGGTCAGTTGAGGGTGTAGAGGGTGACGTTGAGCCTTGGCTCGATTTCGTTACCAATGTTATAGCTGACGGCAATGAGGCTTACGCCACATATATTATCGCGTGGGCTGCTCAGATGATTCAGAACCCTATGACAAAGGTCGGTGTCGGACTTGTGCTGAGAGGCCGTAAGGGAACCGGTAAAACGAAGTTTGGTGAGATACTTGGTGGTCTAGTAAAAGCACATCACAAGATTGTTAGCCGCGCCGAACACGTTACGGGTAATTTTAACCGACACCTTGAAGATACATTGTTGCTACAGGCTGATGAGGCTTACTGGGCTGGGGCGAAAGCCTCTGAGGGCGCGTTAAAGGATCTGTTAACCAACCCGAACATCACAATTGAGCGTAAGGGTGTTGATGCGTACACAGCACCAAACTACACACGCATACTGTTTACATCGAACGAGGATTTCGTTGTTCCTGCGACGCTTGATGAAAGACGGTTTGCAGTGTTTGATGTAGGTGAATGCCGCAAACAAGACAGTGAATATTTCTCTGCTTTGGACAATTGGTATAACGCCTGCGGTGCATCTGCTCTGCTGCATTATCTACGCAACTTCAATCTGTCGAACATCAACCTACGCCTAGTGCCGCAGACTGATGCGCTCACAGATCAAAAGCTAGAGGCGCTGGATAACGTCACTGAGTGGCTCTACAACTGCCTGCAAAATGGTGAGATCCGTGAGAATAGGGTGGGCGGCAACGTTGTACAGTTCGGAGAGGAAACACCGAAGGCTGAGATATACGACATATACGTCAGCAGCTTGAAAGGTAATAAATTTGAGGTGCCGATGAAGTCAGCAGCGTTTTGGAAGAAGCTCAAAGCCTATGAGGACATGTTTAAAGATGGAGCCTATAAGTCAGAGGCAGGGCATCGTTATCGCACAATAAAGATAAACACTGCGGCGGCATCACGCTTCATCTTTGAAGCTGTTAACAACTTAGGCAACATCGAGTGGGCCACCCTTGATATGGGTGTTGAAGATTACGATCCTTTTAATCCAGAGAATTGGGAAGACTAATTATGGGGAAGGGTAGCAAGCAAAGGCCAACAGCGGCTACATTTTACGATAACTGGGACACAATATTCGGAGATAAGAAGACTATGAAATATGAATGCGGAAAGTGCGGCGACATCGACGTTACCGAGGTACACGAAGAGGTGAGTGTAGACTATGAGCCTATGGGCGACACAGTAGTGCCGAGGCGTGAGGTCTATTTGTCTTGTGAGCATTGTGGGGGTGATGTTGAGGACATCGTTTATTAACCCCAACTTTCGCCCCTGATGGGGCTTTTTTTGGCCCATAAAAAAGCCGCCCGAAGGCGGCAAGGTAGCGAGGAGTTTTATTATTATTCGTCTTCTTGTTCTATGATCCACTGACTCATCGCAAAGTCATTCTTCATCGCCTCGATTGCACCCAACAGCGCGAACTCCGGCATCGTTGAGTGCCACGCATCAACAACCACGCCAGCCGCGTTAATCCCCACAGCGGCAAAACCTTTTATGTTGTGAGCCTCTGCCGCTGCTGTGAAATCCTCAATGGTGGCTAACAGGTCAGGGTCAATAACCTCTGGTTCTGGCTGCGTACCCTCTATAGCTGTGAGCTTTACGATTTTATCGGTCATAGAATCTTATCTATCCAATCTTCAACGCTTAGTATCATCACAACACAGGCGACAATTAAAAAACTGTACACGGCGTCAATGATATGAGCCTTTAAGGTGTTGCGACGAGTTTCGGGAAGATCTTTAATTTCGTTGTTCATTTTTAACCTCTTAATATTGATGATACCACAAATGGTTGTATGTCCTGAATAAGCGTAGACCATATAAATTATAAATACAACCTATGGTTGACGAATCAATTATAAGTTGATATAATTCTCCTGAATTAAACAAGTGAGAGGAAAAAACGATGAGCAGATTGAATCCAATAGTAGCTGAAGAGAACCGAGTCGCATTTCAAGATGATTTAAAGAAAGCGGCACATAAAAAGGCTCTAACAAAATGGCTGCGTGATAACCCAGAGATTGGAGAGTTGAACGGCGGTAAATACTACAAAATGGTCGATAGTGAGGTGGTATACCTCGAAGCACTGAGTGAAGCATCGTAAAACTAACCGCCCCTTCGGGGGCCAACCTTTGAGGAGAGGTGATATGAAGAATGAAGTGTTTTACGAGTACGGGTGTGAGTACGTTATGCAGAACGGCGTTTCAGATATCGACGATGTGGACTTCAGCACGAGGGCATCAGATATCTGGCCCGCACAGTGGGACTACCCCGATTGCGAACCACGCCTAGTGGCTCGTCGTATGTGGGGTAATGATCTACAGGGCGTGTTAGAGGTGGGCTATGCGTACAAAGGCGACACCCACTTCGATACAGGACACAAAGTGCCGGCGCACATGTTCAGGATGCTGAACCGCTGTTGACTCTACCCTACTGATCGTCAACAGATATGTTTACTACTCAATCACCTTCGGGTAGTTTTTACGCTTAAAGATACAACTAATGGTTGACTATACAGTTATAGGTTGATATAATTCTCCTGAATTAAACAAGTGAGAGGAAAAAACGATGAACATGAAAGAAGCACAAAACGCCGTAGCTAACTTGATCAATCCAGAGAATGCCAGTGTTTACGCTGCACAAGAAGACAAAATGATTTGGGTTGAAAACAACATAATGCAGCCATCTGGTATTGATGCATCTGGTAACACCGGTTTCGGTGAGAGATTGTGCAACTGGATAGAAGATCAGCTTGACGAGATGCGTAAGTAAAACACTAACCGCCCCTTCGGGGGCTAACCTTTGAGGGGAAGTACCATGATTAACACTACATACTACAATGTTGACCAGAAAGTTTTTAACTCACCAGAAGGTCTAGGTGTTTGGAGCTGGGTAGCTGGAGCCAATCATCTTGCAACACCAAGCCGTGAGCAAGCTGAAGATTTGAAAGAGAAGCAGATGGCAAGCTTTCTTCGCTATGTAGCTCGTGAGCAAGAACGGGTGGGTGAGGATGACGCTGAAGTTAATGATCATCTGACCAACCTGCTGTGGAAGTCAGATTGGCGTATAACCTCTGAGGTTAAGAACTACACCCACGCTAGTGAGTTCGGATATTCTGACGTTCACGCTTATGAGATCGTGAAGGTGATCAGCGACAAGACCCTTGAAGTACGCCGTATGGACGCTGAGTTCGACATCGGTCACCTAAATCAGGTTGTTGGCGGTTTCTCAGGACACGTCGAGAACCAGCGTGGTCAGAAGGTGACATACGCATC